CAGACAGGTTCTGCTGACCATCAAATCACAGCATCTTTAACTGGAAGTTCTAATACTGTAACTATTGACCAAACTGATACTGCAAGTACGAACGTTGCAAACATAATATCTACCACTTCAAATGGTACTATTGATGTAGATCAATGCGCATCTGGCTGTTAATACTTTTCAGTATACCAGCCTTTTCAACAGAAATAGGAGAGATATCTGAGCTCAAAGGAAACGGGGAGATTACTAGAGTAAACTCTAGTGAAGCTTTAACCGCAGAACTAGACTCAGATATCTTTTCATTCGATGATGTAAGAACTGGAAACGGTAGACTTGCAATTGAATTTTTAGATGACTCTATAGTTAGACTAACAGAACACTCAAAACTAATTATAGACGAATATATTTTTGACCCAGATCCAAGTAAGAGTAAAATGTCTCTTCAAATGGCATCTGGGACAGCTCGATTTATTTCAGGAGCTTTTGGAAAAATTAATAAAGAAAATATAACTATTAATACTCCAACAGCAACTATTGGTATTCGTGGTACAGACTTTACAACTACTGTAGATGAATTAGGCAGAAGTTTAGTTATACTACTACCAAATAAAGACGGCTCTTCTTCAGGTGAGATAACTGTTACAACAGCATCTGGAGTAGAAGTTCTTAATGAACCTTTTCAAGCGACCATGGTTTCAGCATGGGAACAACCACCCACACAAGCTGTTACTTTAGCAAATATGACACTTGGACTAATTGATAATATGTTAATAGTTCAAAGACCTGAAGAAGTCGAACAAGCAGTAGAACAACAACAAGCCAGTGTATCACCTACTGCAGATTTAGATAAAGATTTCTTTGAAGATGCACCAGACTTAAATTGCGATGCTCTAGTAGAGGAATGTGACGAAGAGAACAAAGAAGTTACAAGAATAGACATTGACTTATTAAGCGTAGAGTTTCTTGTAGATTTATTAGCATTAGTGGAGACTACTAGTAGAAAAAGAAACCAAACTTCAGAATTAAATGGAGTAGAACTCGAAGGTATTATTGCAGGTTTTGACCCAATATACCAAACTTACACTTTTGTGGAAGAAGGAATGATTTACTTTGTACACGAAGGACAAAACAATTACGATATAGGTATCGATATAAATGCAGGTACTTATTTATATATAAACAACGCAGGAGTAATATTGGAGGTAAATATAAATGGTGCGGGCGATAACGTTATTATTATTAATCAGTCCCCTTAGTTTTGCAGGAGATAATTCTACTACAATTATTACTAAAGGTACTAATAATCAAATCACTACCAAGCAGGTAGGAAATGGTAATACTACTACTATTCTTTGTGGGGCAAACTCAAGCGGTACTGTGCTAGGAGCTAACTACAGCGGTCATAGTTGTACAAATGCTGTATGGAGTAGTACTGTAGAAGGTAACAGTAATACTGTTAAAATGTTTACTGTATGGTCAAACAATATAGGAAATTCATCCACTGTAACTATAGATGGAAATGATAACTATGCATACATTGATCAAGACGAAGATGATAATACAGTAACTATTACTCAAACAGGAAATAGTAATCATGCAGAATCCTTAGGCTCAGGAGATGATAACGTTTATTCAACAACTCAAACAGGAAACAATAAATATGCTAAGATATTCTTTTTTGGAGATGACTCTGACATTACTGTAAATCAATATGGTACTGGACAACACAATTCTTACATCTATGGAAATGGAGGCGCACATAATAACTCGGCTACTGTAATTCAATATGGTAGTGGTAATAAGGATGCAGATATATTCTTTTACAACTCTGATAATGAAGTAGACTTAACACAATATGGAACAGGAGCTCATGTAGCAAATATGAAATTTTATACAACTGGATATAATGTAGATGTAACTCAATTAGGAGCAACTAATCAAACATATACAGCTACTTTTAACTGTACTCAAAATTGTACAAAGACTATAAGCATAACACAACAATAAGGAACACAATATGGAATATAAATATAAGGTCATGAGACCAAAAAGAACAAGTATGAAGGAAAAAGTTATGAGAGGATTACTAGCTCTACTACTAGTAGGAGGAGCATTATTATATTTTGCAAATCCTCTACATGCTCAAGAATTAGATTTAACTTTACCAGAAACAGATTTTGATTTTAGACAAATAGAAGAAGACTCATTTTTAATACAAGAAGCAATAAATAAACGTCTTAGATTTATAGATGTAAAAAATGAACCAACTAAAAGGCAATTAAAAACTTTTTATATTCTTAATGCAATAGATATGACAACCTCATATCATATGACTAGAAATCACCCTAATTTATACGAGGCTAATATTTTATTGCCGGGAAAGCCATCTGCTGCGCAATTTTTAGTACAAAAACTTGCTACCGTACCGGTTGCTGCAGCTAATTTAGAAGAGGGTCAACTTGTAGTGGTAAATTGGATAATTGCAGCCATAATAATAAAGAATATTTATCACTATGAAACGGCTTGCAGAACAGGAGCTAATTATCATCATATAACAGGACAAAATATAAATCCATGTTAAATAAAATAATATCTATATTTGTAATATTAGGATTACTAATTTGGAATCCTTATCCTTTACAAATTGCAGAACTAAAAAGTTTTGACTACTTAATGTCAACTCAAGAACCAGTTCAAAATGAGAATATACTTCTTGTCGACCTAGATGAAGAAATAGTAGAAGCTTATGGAGGATATCCTCTACCAAGAAGTTTATTTGCTAGCATGATAGAAAGAACCGCAGGAGTCCCGGGGTTTACTATACTTATGCCAGATGCAGATTTACGTAGCAAAAATAACGATTATAGATTATCAGCAGCTATGACAAATAAACCAACCGTGTTAGCTTATGCAGCTTCAACACAAGCATCTGAGTCAGGACCACATGTAGGTACTGCTCAATTAGGAGAGGACCCACTACCATGGCTATTACAGTACCCAGGAATTTTAAGACAACTACCCATCTTACAGGAAAACGCAGAAGGCGTAGGATTGATAAATGCAAGTCCGGAGTTAGACGGCGTCGTAAGGCGTTTGCCAGTAGTCGTAGGTTCAGGAAATAAAATATATCCTTCATTTGGATTAGAGATGTTAAGAGTTGCTGTCGGTGACCCAAGTTACCAAATTAAGACTAGTCAAGGAGTAGAGTGGATACGTATACCTAATTACAATCCTATAAACACAGACCCAAACGGAAGAATATGGATAAATTCTAATGTATCTTTCTACAGACAAACAGCATCTCAGTATATGGAAGATCCAATACCAGCTCCTTTTGTTATATTCGGAGTTACAGCAGAAGGCGTGGTAAATCCAGTACCTACTGCAGGAGGTTCTGTATATCCACACGAAATACAAGCAAATGTACTACACAATTTAATTGAAGGAAAGTCATTCAGTCAACCAGCATGGGCTTTGTCTGCAGAGCTAGGAATATTACTTGCATCAATGTTATTAATACTTTTTGCAAGTCGAAGCGTATATTTTAGCGTGCCCATATTGGTTGCTTTATTAGTAGGTCAAGGATATTTAGCAACTTATTTACTTAAATCTTCTTACTTGTATGACGTTTCCGCTACAATCGTACTCGGGTTCTTATTTTGGTCTTATCATACTTTCCTAAGTTTCCTATCGGAGTATCAACAGAAACTTCGAATCAAACAACAATTTGGGACATACGTTAGTCCTGACTTAGTTAAAAAATTACAAAAAGACCCAACATTACTGAGATTGGGTGGGGAGACCAAACGACTGACTTTTCTTTTTTCTGACATCAGAGGATTTACTCCAATCTCAGAAAAATATCAGAAAAATCCACAAGGGCTCACTGAACTTATAAATAGATTTCTTGATAATCAAACACAAATCATACTTAAACATGGTGGCACAATCGATAAATATATGGGAGATTGTATCATGGCATTTTGGGGTGCACCACTTGATGATGACAATCAAGTAGAAAATGCAACCAAAGCGGTTCTCGAAATGCGAGAATCATTAGGAGAACTCAATGAAAGACTCAGAGAGGAAGGCTTGGATGAAATTAATACAGGAGCGGGAATCAACACAGGTTTATGCGTGGTCGGAAACTTTGGGAGTAGCAGTCGCTTCGATTACAGTGTGCTTGGGGATTCTGTTAATCTTGCAGCTCGTCTAGAGTCTAGTTGCAAAAATTATGACACTAGTCTTATCATATCTGAGCACAGTATGGTTGATGGATATGACTACAAATTTTTAGACGAAGTTACGGTCAAAGGAAAGTCCGAACCAGTTAAAATCTACACCATCGAAAAATAGTACTTGACTTCAGGTACGATTTTTGGTATAATTAATCATAGTTGATAATCAACTAACGGGAGCAAACAAGGAATAAGCAAATGGATTCAGAAATTCAAAAGAATACAGCAGACATAGCTAAATTAGATGGTAGAATGTCTAGTCATGAAGCAATGTGTGAAGAAAGATGGAAGACTTGTTTTAATCGCTTTGATGACATGGACTCATCAATAGGTCGCATAGAGACAATACTTATAAGTTGTGCAGGCGCTATAATAATAGGAGCAGCTACACTTATATTTACTATGTGGCAATTACACTAGGAAATAAAAATGAAAGAAGAAAAAGTACAAGAAGAAAAAGAACTTACTCCAAGAGAGAAAATGCTCCTTGCAAGAAAGAAAAACTTACAAAGAAAAAAGAGACAAAAACTGCCATCTCAATTAAGATGAAGCAAAAGAAATTATCATATCAAGAAAGATATGATATTTGTAAAAAGTGTCCACAGTTTAACAAGTTCTGGAAGACCTGCAAATTATGTGGGTGTTTTATGCCCCTCAAGACTAAGATAAGATGGGTAGAGTGTCCGGAGGAACCCCCTCGTTGGACATAGGAGAAAGTAAATGGCTTTAACAGCTAAACAAAAGAAATTACCAAAAGCACTTCAGCAATCAATCTTAAAAAAGATGAAAAAGAAGAAAGGTAAAAAGAAGAAAGGTGGAAAGAAGAGAAGAAGTAGAGGATAACTTTATTTGGCTTCAATACTTTCACAGTATTCGTCATGTTTGTCCGTGGAGTTATAAGAGCTATCTTGAAGGTAAGATAAAGATAATTCCTTTTGATAGAGAACTCTTAGAACTAACGGAAGCAAACTGGGAACACCAACCCTATGACGCTCTAGTTTATGTAGTAGATGACCTAACGCTAAACGCGATTGATGACATAGTGGCACAACAAAATGATTGCCAAGAGAAATGTGAATATTTATGGTCTCACCCTACATTTTCCAAGGGAGGAAATAATCAAGCTCCTCATGCCTGTATTATACAGCAAGACAGAGCAAAGCTAATGGAACTTAGACATGGCAAGAAAAAGAAAGGCGGCTAAAAAACGGCCCGTGCCTACCAATCCAGCTCTATACGCTAGAGTTAAAGCGCAGGCAAAAAGAAAATTTAAAGTATACCCCTCCGCATATGCAAATGGGTGGTTAGTTAAAACTTATAAAAAACGAGGCGGACGTTTTAGAATGGGAGTTAAAAAAAGATGATTGATTATATCAAACATAAATGGACTCAGTTTTGTAATATTGTAACAGGCAAAGACAAGAACTGGGACGGCTCAGTAGACATCAAAGATAAAATGATGGCAGCTGAAAGCAAATCAAAAAATGGCTAAATATACAGGCGGACTTACAAAATGGTTTAAAGAAGGTTGGGTAGATATATCTCGACCAAGAAAAGGCGGTGGTTATAAACCCTGCGGAAGAAAGTCTGCCAAAGGTAAAGGCAAAGGAGGATATCCTAAATGTGTTCCTGCTAGTAAAGCTGCGAGAATGACCAAAAAACAAAAAGCGTCAGCAGTTAGAAGAAAGAGAGCAGCAGGCAACCCAGGTGGCAAACCTAGAAACGTTGCTACTTTTGCTAAAAAGGGTAGAAAAAGAAAGACTACTACCAGGAGGCGTAGAAGGTAATCCAAAAGGGAGACCATGAATAGAAAAGAACTAATCAAAGACTTGCAAATTATAGATATTCTACTAAAAGAATTAGTTGGAAGAACGAAAAACCAACAAAAACAAATTAAGAAGATTAGAGAGCTATCAAAACTACCAAAGACAGTCCACAATAAAGCTAGACTGACAAATTATTTAAGAAATGGCACTAAATAAGAAAAAACATACAGCATTTTTAAAAAACAAACATGTTTATAAATCACCAGGTCCTGCTAAGAAAGCAGCAACAAGACTGGGATTAAAGGGCATACACTCTCATGGTAGAGGTAAAACCAAGAGATTCATGCCAGGAAGTTCTCATAAAGCATATACTAATGCATTGAGAAAGAAAAGGAGAAAGTAAATGGCTAAATTTTTAAGCGGTCCTACTGGGAAACATGGTACTCAAAAAATAAGAAAACATGTTCTCAAAAGAGGAATTACTAGAGACATGAATGCAGCTGCAGGAGCCTTAGTTAACACTAAAAATCCTAATAGCATGGAGGCATTTAGATATGGCACTTCAGCCAAAGGAATCGGCCCTAGGTTCGGAAAGACTAAAAATCCACCTAAGCCACGATTCAAAAAAAGAAGATAATGGCACTTACAGCAGCAGAAAAAGCTAGGTTAAAGAAAGCGGGTCTTAGTGGTTTAAATAAGCCAAAGAGAACACCAAAACACCGTACCAAAAAAGCAGTTGTTGCTGTAAGAGTAGGTGGAAAAGTAAAGATAATTAGATTCGGAGCGCAAGGCATGGGTCATAATTATAGTCCAGAAGCTAGAAAAAGCTTCAAAGCTAGACATGGAAAAAATATCCGTAAGGGTAAATCTTCCGCAGCTTACTGGGCAAATAAAGTCTTTTGGGCAGGTAAAGGAGGTTCTAAGAAACGTCCCCCTAAGTCTCAAAAGCATGTTAAAGGAATTAGAAGAAAAAGGAAATAATAATGGCAGTACCGACAGTCGATACAAGAAAGGTGTGGTTAGATGAAACTACACTCCAAGTAACAAAAGCACTTATGAAGTTCACAGAAAAAGAACTTGAAGGGCAGAAACTTACAAGAGCAGAGTTAAACTACTCTAAGCTATGTAGTGCTTATTTATATCTCCTTAAAGTCGTTGAGAAAAATCAACTACTCGACGAAGAAGAAAACCCATTTACCCCTGAGATTTTACATTGATTGAAGCAAGCAGAGCCGACGTAGAGACTAAGTACTTGATGGAGTTTGATGAAGATCGATTCATCAAATTACCTATTGAAGGTTATATGGATTTATTAGGTATTACTCCTAATACTTCTCAACATGCTATTATTAACGCAATAAACAATCCAAAATATCGTTTTATCTGTGCTGCGATTTCTCGTAGGCAGGGCAAAACTTATATATCAAATATCATAGGACAACTTATTTGTCTTGTTCCAAATTGTCATGTATTACTCATGTCACCAAACTATTCACTATCACAAATATCATTTGATCTACAGAGAAGCTTAATTAAGCATTTCGACTTAGAAGTGATTCGTGATAATGCAAAAGATAAAGTTATAGAACTAAGTAATAATTCTACTATTCGTATGGGTTCGATTAATCAGGTTGACTCAGTTGTTGGTAGAAGTTATGATTTAATTATATTTGATGAGGCAGCACTTGTTGATGGTAGAGATGCTTTCAATGTTGCACTAAGACCTACACTCGATAAAGAAAATTCAAAAGCAATCTTTATATCTACTCCAAGGGGTAGAAATAATTATTTTGCAGAGTTTTATTACAGAGGATTTAGCGACGAGTTTCCTGAGTGGGCTAGTGTAAAAGCTACTTACCATGAGAATCCAAGAGTATCTGAATCAGATATTATTGAAGCAAAGAAAACAATGTCTGCTAATGAATTTGCACAAGAGTATATGGCTGACTTTAATGTTTATGAAGGTCAGATATGGTCATTTAATCATGAAACTCAGATTGCAGAACTAAATAATTTTGACACTAGTAAAATGGACGTATTTGCAGGACTTGATGTTGGGTATAAAGATCCTACAGCTTTGTGCGTTATAGCATATGATTGGGACGAGAAAAAGTACTACTTACTAGATGAGTATCTAGATTCAGAAAGAACAACAGAACAGCATGCAAAGCAAATACAAAAACTTATAGATAAATGGGGAATAGATTGGATTTATATTGACTCAGCTGCTCAGCAGACTAGATTCGACTTTGCACAAAACTATGGCATTAGTACTGTAAACGCTAAAAAATCAGTACTAGATGGAATTGGACATGTAGCAGGAATAGTTGATAATGATGATCTATTTGTAAATCAGAGTTGTAGAGAAGCAATAACATGTCTTGATCAATATCAATGGGATCCAAACCCTAATCTGATGAAAGAAAGACCCAAACATGACGGAGCATCGCATATGGCTGATGCTATGCGATATGCGTTGTATACATTTGAAACTACAGCCACCTCGTTTTAGTAACAGTTGGGAAAAATACTTCTTGACTTTTGGTGTATATATTGGTATAATTGTTTTTAAGAGTAAGATATGAAATTTAAGAGAGATTTAGTTAAATATGTGAGAGACAAAGCTAAATCAGGATATATAAAAGAAAACGAGTGTTACATTTGTGGAAGCACAGACAAATTAGATTTTCACCATTTTTACGGATTAACCGAACTGCTAGAAACTTGGTTACGTGATAAGAACATAACCATAGAGATTGAGCAAGATATCCTAGATGTTCGGGAACATTTTATTGGTGAGAATCATGAAAAAGTTTTTGATAAAACAGTTACTCTCTGCCATCAGCACCATCTGAGATTACACTCAATTTATGGACAGCGACCCAAACTATTCACAGCAGAGAAACAAGAAAGATGGGTCGAGTTACAAAGAGAAAAACATGGCATGGTACGATAGATTTATAGGCAGAAATACTGAAACGGAGGAAAAATTAAATCCTTCGCAATACGTTATATCCAGAAATGAGGGTATGACTATTGACTCACGTGAAATAGTTACAAATTATAAAAATGCCTACGAAGATTTAGAAGTTGTTAACAGAGCAGTCAACATGATAGTAGATGATGTTGCAGAAATTCCTTTTGTCGTTGGAGAACAAAGACAAGGCGTTAACAACATAGTAAAGAATATTCGTAGGGTAAAAGTAGACACATTACTGAATAAAGAACCAAATCCATTTCAAGACGTAAGTACATTTAAAAGAAATCTGATAATTGACTTACTAATTGATGGTAATATATTTATATATTTTGATGGTGCTCATATGTATCATTTACCTGCAGAAAAGGTAACTATATATTCAGATGATGAAACATACATTGACAAATATGTATTTGATAACAGTATTGATTATAGTGTTAATGAAATTATACATATTAAAGAAAACAGTTTTAACTCCATATATCGTGGAGTTCCAAGATTAAAACCTGCATATAGAACTATGCAGATACTTGGAAGTATGAGAAAGTTTCAAGATAACTTTTTTAAAAATGGAGCAGTTCCAGGATTAGTACTTAAAAGCCCTAATACTCTTTCTGAGAAAATTAAAGAAAGAATGTTAACAGCTTGGAGTATGAGATATAATCCAAATACTGGTGGTCGAAGACCCCTAATACTTGATGGAGGCCTTGAAGTAGATTCTCTTTCTAAAGTAAACTTTAAAGAGTTAGACTTTCAAGATTCAATAAAAGCTACCGAGAAGATAATTCTCGAAAGCATGGGAATACCACCTATCTTATTAGATGGTGGTAATAATGCAAACATAAGACCAAATCATAGACTATATTATTTAGAAACTATATTACCTATAGTTAAGAAGATAGGTTATGCTATGGAAAGATATTTTGGATTCGAACTTAATGAAGATGTGACAGGAATTCCTGCTCTACAACCCGAGTTAAGAGACCAAGCAGCTTACTATGCAACACTTGTGAATACAGGAATCATAAGTACTAATGAAGCTAGAGAAGCTATTGGAAAAGAACCAATTGAAGGATTTGACGAACCTCGTATACCTGTAAATTTAGCAGGTTCAGCAACAAATCCAGAGCAAGGAGGACGACCAACAGAGACTCCTTCTGAAGAGGAATAAATTATGACAAAAGATATGATGATAAAAGCTGTTTCTGAGTTCTTCGCCAAACATGGCGTTGAAACTATGGAATTAGCTACTTATAAATCACATGGAAATGATGTTCCTGTCAAAGATTATCTACTAAAGAGAAACTTTGGTTCATGGAATAGAATTTTAAATGTAGTGAAAGTAAGATATCCTGTTTCTATCACTCCTGTAGAGGTTGAAAAACCAAAAGCAGCTCCTGTTAAGGAGAAGGTGGAGAAAAAAGATGTCAAATAAAATCTTTCACTGGACTAATACTTTTAAAGCCCTAGGCGAAACTGATGATGGCGGTATCGACATCAAAGGTTCTGCAAGTACAAATGCACTAGATAGAGCTGGTGATATTATCGAGCCAGATGCATGGACTAAAGGTGGATTGGAAAACTATAAAGGTAATCCTGTTCTACTTTTTAACCATGACTACAATAGACCTATCGGTAGAGCAACTGGGTTAGAGGTCACTGACAAGGGGCTTGAGATTTCTGCAAGGATTTCTAAAGCTGCTGGTGATGTAAAAGATTTAGTTAAAGATGGTGTCCTTGGAGCGTTTTCTGTCGGCTTCAGAGTCAAGGATGCAGATTATATGACCGAAACTGACGGATATAAAATAAAAGACGCGGAATTATTTGAAGTTTCCGTAGTATCAGTACCTTGCAATCAGGGAGCAACGTTCTCTTTAGCAAAGTCCTTTGATAATATGGAAGATTATGATAAATTCAAAAAGCAATTTATACAGGCTAACTCAGATGCAACAGCAGACGCTGTGAAAGTTGAGCAGCCAAGTGGGGAGAAATCCCAAAAAATGGAGACTGATATGTCAGAAGAAAAAATGAATCCTGAAACTTCTCCAGAGTTCGACTTGGACAAATTTGCAA